TGAAGGCAGAATGGCCTCATGGAGGACACGGAACGCTGGACCAGACCACCGCAGCTCTCTCCCGCATCCTCACCCGTCTACGTACAGCTAACGTCTCGATGGAACGCGATATGGCCATGAGCGAGAACGAACGTCTGTACCGTGACAATCGCCGGATGCACCTGCTCTATGAGATTGTGCCGCCACAGAGAAACGCGGTGGCCCTTATGGACCGCTACAAGGACGCGCTGGAACGAATAGAGACGAAGCTTTCGAGCGGCGAGTTCGGATTCAACGAGCGCACGGTTGAGTTGCAGGACATCGCCCGCGCAGCCCTGTCTGAACGGGAGGGGCGGGCATGAGCATCGACGAGGACTTCGAGAAACCCAAGGAGCGCTCGTAGGGGAGGTGATTGCCTTCTGACGTATCCAGGTCCGCACTACGAATCTGGCCGTCAGTGAATCGTGGCAGCGAGGGACCAAGCCGGGGACCTGGGCCTAGGACAACCAAAGCGCCTCGCTGCCACCTAGGTGTTCGTCGTAGTAGTCGTAAGCCCCCCCGAGGGATGAGGCTCGGGGAGGCTTGCGACGACGGCGACGTCGTCGGTAGATGGCGGGTTTACGGTGCAGGGTATCCGGTACGGCTTGAGGTCCATGAGCGCGTACTCGTCAGGGTCCATCTTTGGGTAGGTGTGCCACCCGTCAACGGCCACGCTCCCGGTCGCGCAGGAGGCGCAGGGCGGGTTGATGGCGCAGGGCACGCGGTAGGACGCTTCGTCCACCGGGGTCGATGCGAAGTAGGTGTGCCACCCGTCGACGGCGACGTTGCCCTCGTCGCAGTAGTCGCAATCCATGCGGGACATACTGGCACGCTACGGTGACCGATTCGGGGGCTCGTTGATTGGTCCCCGGTCCAACGTAGGATGAGGGGTCATGGAGGCCGCCTCGGGTCAGCAGGGTGACCCCGGTAAGGAGAAGCTGTCCATCATGTGCCCGGAGTGCGGGGAGCTGAGAGAGATTCTTGACGCGCGCGCGATGCTCTTGGCGATGCATCTGGCGAACTTGTGTCCTATGACGCGAGGGCTCTCTCATGAGTAGTACCAACGGGGAGGCCCAGGTCGAGAAGAAGTTCAAGCCGACGGATGAGATAGGCGCGACCGGGCTCGTTCAGTTCGGGGGGCGGGTTCAGGAGGAGTTCCTCAAGGACCTTCAGGACGTAAAGGGCCGCCGCATCTATCGCCAGATGGCGGATAACGACCCGGTGGTCGGGGCCATCTTGTTCACGGTCGACATGCTCATGCGCCAGGTCGAGTGGCGGCTCGACCCGGTGGACGAGTCGGTGGAGGCGTACGAGGTTGCTGAGTTCGTCGAGAGCTGCCTCTCGGACATGTCGTCATCGTGGGCCGAGACCTTGTCCTCGGTGCTGTCGTTCCTTCCCTTCGGCTGGAGCTACCACGAGCTGGTCTACAAGGTCCGGCGCGGGCCCGACCAGAAGGACGTGAAGCTCCGCTCGAAGTACGACGACGGGCGCATCGGCTGGCGCAAGATAGCGGTGCGCTCGCAGGACACGCTCTACAAGTGGGAGTTCGACGACGACGGCGGGACCAAGGGCATGTGGCAGCAGTCGCCGCCGACCTACGAGCTGGTGTTCATCCCCATCGAGAAGGCGCTGCTGTTCCGCACGCAGGCGCACAAGGGGAACCCGGAGGGGCGCGCCCTCGACCCGGCGACACCCATCTTCACGCCCGACGGCTGGACCACGATGGGAGAGCTGCGCGAAGGGGATAAGGTCTTCGACGAGTCGGGGCGGATGCGGTATGTCTCGGCTGTCGCCGGTTGGGAGGGTCGCCCCCGGTATCGGATGCGGTTCAGCGACGGGAGCGTCATCGTCGCGGACGGCGGGCACCAGTGGGAGACGACGACGGTCTCTGAGCGAGCGCGACGTGTCGCGGCTCGGATTCGGTCAACCGAAGAGATTGCCCAGCAGGTCAAGAACGCGAACGGTGTGACGAATCATGCGGTGGCATGGGCGGGGCCCTTGGACCTCCCGGTGCAGAGCCTTCTCATCGACCCCTATGTGCTCGGCCTGTGGCTGGGGGACGGTACAACCCTCGCTGGTTCGATAGCGTGCCATGCTCAGGATGCTGAAGAGACCACGTTCCTCATCGAGCAAGCTGGGTATCCGGTCAAGGAGTTGGTGAACGGTAGTTCGGTGAATGGCCGTCAGCTCCGTGTGTATGGCGACCTTCAGCGAGACCTACGGGTCGAGGGAGTGCTGGGAGACAAGCATGTCCCGGAGCAGTATCTGCGCGCGAGCAGCGGTCAACGCCTTGCGCTCCTTCAGGGGCTCATGGATTCCGATGGCACGGTGGACAAGGATGGGCGTTGCGAGTTCACCAACACGAATCGGGGTCTCGTTGACGCAGTGGCGGGTCTCGTCAGGAGCCTGGGTGTCGGGTGCCGGGTGTCGCTGCGTAAGCGAGCGACCGATTCCACAAGGGAGGCGTGGTGCGCGAAGTTCACGCCGACCTTCATGCCGTTCCGGCTAGAGCGGAAGCGTGCTCGCTGCAAGGAAGTGCGAGCCCGGCGGTTCCATTACATCGTCGGGTGTGAGCGTATCGAAGATGGCCCCACGCGCTGCATCGAGACAGACGGACCGTCGCACCTGTTCCTCGCTGGAGAAGGGCTCGTGGCGTCCCATAACTCCATCCTCCGCAACGCCTACCGCCCATGGTTCTTCAAGTCCCGGCTCGAAGAGGTTGAGGCCATCGGCATGGAGCGCGACCTCGCGGGTCTGCCCATCGCGTGGGTGCCCGCTTCGATGCTCGCCGATGGCGCGACCCCCGCCGAGACCGCGACGCTCGGGGTCATCAAGAACCTAGTCGCGACCATCAAGCGCGATGAGCAGGACGGCGTCGTGTTCCCGCTGTCCTACGATGAGCACGGGAACAAGCGTTACGACCTAACGCTGCTCTCGACCGGCGGGCGTCGCCAGTTCGACACGGATGGTGTCATCTCCCGCTACGACCAGCGTATCGCGATGTCGGTGCTCGCGGACTTCATCCTGCTCGGGCACGAGAACGTGGGGAGCTTCGCGCTCGGCTCGTCCAAGATTGACCTGTTCGGCACCGCGCTCGGTACGTTCCTCGACGAGGTTGCTGCGGTGTTCAACCGCTACGCGCTTCCACGCTTGATGGAGCTGAACGATATCGAGTTCGAGTTGCAGCCGATGCTCTCGCATGCGGATGTGAAGCACGTTGACCTGACGGAGATAGCGGCTTACCTCCAGTCACTCGCGACGGCAGGCATGCCTCTGTTCCCGGACCCGGGGCTCGAAGAGCATCTGCGCACCATCGCGAACTTCCCCGAGCATGACCCCGATGATGAGGTGTCTTCTGTGCAATCCGAGCAGCCTATTCCGGGACAACCCGGAGCCGTGCCTCCTGGAGTCGTCCCTCCCGTAGCCGCGCCTCCCAAGGGCGTGACGCCTCCCCAGCTCCAGCCCTCCGTCGATGCCGCTGTCGCCGCAGCTCGGCCCGCGTGAGGTCATGGCGCAGGCGCGCGTCGTCGTCCGCAAGTATCAGGGGCCGCAGCACCCGTTCCTGAAGCTGCAATCCGTGCAGAAGTACTCCGATGACCAACTGCGAGACGAGGCGGGGAGGTGGACGGACCTCGGCGGCAACTCCCCCGTGCGCCTCGCGGATATGGCTCCCGCAGCGCAAGCGGGCATCGCGGGCTGGGCTATGAAGAACGGCGTCGATATGGTCGGGCTGACGGACGCGCTGTACGCGACGCTGAAGGACCCGGCCGCGCGCGCGTCGGGTGCGGTCTGGTACCAGCAGGAGTTTCAGGACAAGGCACAGGCGCTTGCGGACAAGTACGGGCGTTCTCTCGATGAGGTCGCGGCGGTCATCGCCATCACCTCCGCGCAGACCCCCTGGAGCTACGAGAACGAGGCGGGCGAGACGGTCTATCGCAATCTCGACGTCGCGGAGAACTTCCTTGCCGCTGCGCAGCGGGGAGAGTTCGACGGCGCGACCACGCTCCAGGAGCGTATCGACGCGCAGGACGGGTTGGAGTACTTCCGGGGGAAGGGGTTCGGAGAGGCCGTCGTCGGGTTGTTGAACGGCACGTTGAACGTCGATGAGGCGGTAACGGGCGCGAAGCGGCGGAGCTTCTTCGACAACGCGATGGACCCGGTCGGGTCGGATGAGATAACGAACGACACTTGGATGGGCGCGTACTTGGCGGACAACTCCGCCGTGACGCAGGAGCAGGTGAGGAGCATGCTGTCGGCCGGAGCGCCGAAGTACATGGGCGACGTGCAGATGTCTCCCGCGTACGCGGTCTTGTCGGAGGGGGTCATGGCCGCGACGGAGCGCGCGATAGCGGAGGGCATCGTCCCGCCGGACCAGACCAACTCCCAAACGCAGGCGACGGCGTGGGTCTATGCTGACCTGTACAGACCCGCAGGGAGGGGGGCGCGGGTATGACCACCACCTATCTCGACCCGCGTCACGGGCCGCCCGACCCGACGGCTGACCTCGACCCGGACATGCTCGACGCGGAGGCCATCCGCGATGAGGCGAAGACCGGACCTATCCTGTCGGCGCGCTTCCCTATCTTCCACTGGGCGACGGACAATCCGCGCGCGCGGACCATCGCGGACGCGTTGCGCAAGGACAACCCCTATCACGACGAGCTGGGGCGGTTCGCGAGCGGGCCGGGCTCATCGTCCGGCAAGGTCGTGCCGCTGGCGGGCGACAAGATGGACGCGACGCGCGCGGTCGCGAGCATGGTGCGCCAGAAGTTCCTGGAGGACTATCACTCGGGCGCGCTCAGTGCGTACGCGATGAACCAGGGGCTGAACGAGTACCAGAAGGCGTGGCTCGGGCAGTCTGATTGGCTCACGTCGGATAAGGCGGTCGAGGCGGTCGCGACGAACTTGACGAGCAACCCGAACTACTCGCAGGCGAACCCCTCGCTGAATCGCGAGTTCGAGACGACGGTGGCGGATGCGGCGGCGAGTTTGTCTTCGGTAGCGGGGCTTCCGCTCGACAAGTACGACCTCCCGGTGTTCATTGTGGCGGGCGGTTCGGGATTTCATGGGCTAGTGGACCCGATGGGCAGCGTCGCCGAGACGCTGAACGAGAACGCGGTCATCGTGTTCGGAAACGACCCGAGCATCCCGGCGTCCCCGAATCCCGTCTTCGGGTTCAAGCCGATGGCCTACGTTCAGTCCTCGAACATGCAGGACGTGCTCATCCACGAGTACGCGCACGCCATCCAGGACCAGCTCCCGTCCAACGCTGCGTGGGAGACCTACTGGGCCGACTACGCGACGAGCGACGTTAGGACCAAGGGCGACAACGGGTTATGGAACCGCCCGTCCGGCGGGCTCTCCCTCTACTCGTTGGAGAATCCGCAGGAGGGCTTCGCGGAGACGTTCGTGAGCGCGATACGGATGAGCGACGAGCAGTACGCGGCGCTCCGCCCCGAAGCGAAGAGCATGGTGGACTACATGCGCGATACGGTGCTCGCATGACTGTCCCGTCCGCCGCCGTGATGGCTGAACGCGAGGACGAGCTTGTGCACGGCCGTCCCGCCCCCCCGCTACGGGGAAACCCCTCTTCTCCAAGGGTGCAGAAGTCACGCGGCCTGCGCGCGCTGTGGGAGCGCTTCCGCAAGTTCAACGCGCCGTTCCACAAGGACTTCAATCCCGACCAGGCGCGAGACGACAAGGGCATGTGGACGAAGGCTCCGGGGGGGCGACTCACGCTCACGCCCGAGCCGGGCATGTCCCGGCGAGGTGAAGCAGACCTGCGGTATCCGGCGTTGTGGATGCATGGTGACCGCGCGCCCTTGAAGCCTGGTTACGCGATGACCGAACGTATCGTCGGCATGAAGTACGACGTGGAGCTGGACGTCGCGCCGGGCACGGACCGCGCGCCGATGATGGACATCAACGGTCGTGAGGTACAGGCGAGCCAGGGCTACGTGACGGCGTTCGACGAGCGCGTCCTGCCCGGTATCCAGCTCTACGCCGACGAGAAGGGCATCCCGTTGCAGACGGTGCTCGACACGATGCAGGCTAACGCGCAGCAGTTCTACGACGACTCGCGCGCGTGCGTGATGGTCGATTCGCACAATCTCGCCTCGGTGCTCGACGAGGGGTTGAAGAACCAGTTCCTCACGCATGATTCCAACGGCTCGTATGCACCCGGTGTCCGCAAGGATGCGGAATCGGAGCTGTTCGGCTTGCCGAAGACAGGGGTGCCGGGTACGGACCGGCCCATCTACGGTTATGTCGGGGACCTCGATGGCTCAGACGGTTCCGGTGTCAGTCAATACGGAGACGTGTCACTCGTGCTGAACGCTGACGTGGCTGAACGCACGACAGTGTCATCGCTGGATTCGTTGGACCGAACCGCCATCCCCGAGCCGATGACCGACGTGACCTGGCGGCAATCCGCGCTCGCTCCTGGTGCGGGAAGTTCGGGCGTTTACGCCGAGGGCTGGCGGATGGGCACGGCGGGGCATGATATCGAGAGTTTGGACGTGAATCCCGACGTCGAGGCGCAGATATTCAGCCCTTCATGGGCGACCGAAACCGCCGGGGCGTATCGGTTCCGACTGGGGGCGATAATCCCGGAGACCGTTCCGCCCTTCATGGACGCGGAGCTGAACCCCGAGCGCCTCTCGTCCGGCTACGTCGAGGCGCAGATATTCGGGGGCGTGAGGATGAGCGATATCTCCGAGGTCGTATTCCGTATCTCGGAGCAGGTCGACCCCGTCATCACGGCGCGTCTTGATGCAGCGGGTATCCCCTGGTCTGTTTCGCAGTACACGTCCCGGGGGAAGTGGAGTCCGCCGTGAAAGTTCTCGCGCGCGACGGCGACCGTTTCCTGGTGGACCTCGATGGGATGGACGGTGTCATCGCGACGCAGAGCGAGGTCCTTTCGGACCACCCCCGCTCCCTGCTCGCGCTCAGCGCGCGCGGCTACTGGCGTGACGCGGAGCAGGACCAGGTGGTGCTCGCGGTCGTGCAGCACGCGGCCGTGCGCAAGGACTTCAATCCCGACCAGCCTCGGGACGAGAAGGGCATGTGGACGAGTGGGGGCATCGGGGGGCGGCCAGCGGCGTGGTCTAGCGGCGACGGTAGCCTCGCGGGAACGCCGGAAGAGGGAAGGGCGTTCGCGAAGGATTCTCAGGTGACGCAGCCGGTCTATCACCTGGGCTCGACCGATAACGCGGCGGTGATGCGTGACGGGATGCGTTCTGCATCGAGCGGAAAGTGGGGAGCGGGCGTCTACTTCGGGCTGGACCCGGTCAAGCAGATGTCACCGGCGGTGACGGGGGTTGCGGCCGATACGGTGCCCAACTTGCAGACGGCCTATGTGAACGTGCAGAACCTGTTGACCGTGAACCTTCAGCACGAAGACAACATCGCCGATGCGGCCATCGAGTACCTGCCGGACGGTCAGGCGGTTTACGACTCGGCGATAGCGGCGTCGGGTGGTCGTGGTGCGAGCGGAAGCGCGGAGGACCCGGCGAAGTATTACTCGACCATGCAGGATGCGTTCAAGGCGGCGGGATACGACGGGCTACGCATCCAGAACACCTACGCGGGGCCGTCGGCGTACGACTGGCTCGTGGTATTCGACCCGAAGGACGTGATGGTCGTGTCATCGCGGCCAGCGCCCGAAAGAAGCTGGAGCATGGCGATGGCGAAGTACAGCGAGGACCAGCCTCGCGACGAGCACGGTCGCTGGGCCTCTGGCGGCGGCGCATCGACCAAGCTCAACGTGGTTGATGTCGGCCCCGACACCAACTCCCCCGCGTGGAAGCGGGTCGAGGAGGACATCCGCGCGCAGGGGTCGGGCAACTGCTATGACGCGGCGGTCACCCTCGCGATGAACGCGGACGAGCTGGGCCTGCAGAACGTGCGCATCATCCAGGCGACGGTGATGGGGCGCGGGGAGCTGGAGGGGGTGCGTTTCGGTCACTCGTGGGTCGAAGCGGATGGGCAAGGGGTGGACCATCCGCAGGCGGGGACGGTCATGTTCCGCAACGCCTACGATTGGTCCAGCGGTAACTCGGTCGTGATGCCGGACGCGCTGTACAGGCACCTCGGGCAGGCGCAGGATGTGCACGAGTACACGACGGACGAGGCCATCGGTGAGATGGTGCGCACTGGCTTCTACGGCCCGTGGACGGAAGGAACGCCGATGGCTGGCGCGAGAGATTGGAAGAACAGTGGCCCAACGAGCTGACCCGTTCCCCGCGACGCGCGAAGAGGCGGGCCATACGAGCCCCGTACCGGATGAGGTCCTCGCGCGCCTACGCGCGCGCGTGAACAAGTACAACGAGAACCATGACCCGAAGTCGGGGGAGTTCACATCGGGTCGAGGCGGGAATAGCTACGGGCCGAAGAAGCTCTCGCCAGAACGTCAAGTAGCGCAGGACCGGAAGAACGCCTATTTCTTCAAGCTCACGCACACGCGGGTGTTCCAGTCGTTGGAGACGGACTTGCCCGATGCGCTCGAACGGGCGGAGGACTGGTACGACAACGCGATAGACCGCGATGAGGCCCCTCCGAACTCGACCGAGATGGTGCGACAGCTTCGGGAGTACCATGGCGTGCGCAAGGCGTCTCCCGACATGGCCGACGTCCACGTCAACGCCCCGATGGGCGCGGTCCCCCCCGTCAAGCGCAAGCACAAGAAGCCGGGCAAGGGTCCCGTCGTCGTCGGCAAGGCCAGGGGCCGCCTCCCTTTCGCCCTGCGGGTAAGGATGGGCCGCAGGTCCGGGAGCTGAAGAACGCTCTCCGCGCCAACCGCGTTCCCATCACGATGACCGCGCTGCGTGATGCGCTGCGCACGGGCGACGCGAAGGCGCTCGTCGCCTCGGTGACCTGGCCGATGTTCGAGCTGCGGCTCACGAAAGTGCTCGGTCCCGCGATGCTGAAGGCCTACCAGCAGGCCGGGCTCGACGTGTACGGGCAGATGGGCGCGGTCGTGAAGGAGAACCCGTATCACGATGAACTAGGGCGGTTCACGTCGGGACCTGGTGGAAGTTGGGCGGACCTCGACCCGACGTATACGGCTCCGTTACGGAAGGCCGCCCCCGCCGCGAGCCTCGCGCTCCGGTTCGACACGCAGACGCCGGGCACGAAGAAGTGGATTGAGCGGCGCACGGCCGCGCTCGTGAAGTCCATCACGGAGCAGCAACGCGAGGCCATCCGAACGGTCATCGGGCGCGTGTACCGCGCGGGCATGGGCGTGGACGACGCCATCCCGCTCGTGCGCGCCGCGCTCGGGGAGAACGCGCTGTTCCCGCGATGGGCGCAGGCGGTCGTGAACTACGGCATGGGGCTTCAGGAGCAGGGCATCACGCCCGCGCGCGTGGCGGAGATGACCGACGCGTACTACGAGCGGCTCGCGGACCAGCGCGCGTACATGATTGCGCGGACGGAGGTGTTGGCGGCGCAGAACGCCGGGCGGATGGAGGGATGGACACAGCTCGCGGAAGAGGGCATCATCCGCGTTGATGAAGTTCTGAAAGAATGGGACGCATCGCATGAAGGCGTGTGCGAGGAGTGTGACGCGTTGGACGGAACGCAAGTGGGTCTGTTCGATGAGTTCCCCGACGGACCGCCGCCTCTCCACCCAAGCTGTCGTTGCGTGCAGAATCTGGTGCGCGCGTGAGGTCTCTGGACGAGCGCGTCGCCACCGGGCGTACCTGGCGAGATGTCCCGTGACCAGCGCCGAGATAGAGGCGGTCCGCGCGAAGGTCGAGGCCAAGGCTCAGCCTGTCGCGCTCGCGCTGCTCGTGTACCTGTTGCAACATTCTGAGTCGCGTGACCATCGGAAGGTCTGGCGGTGAGCGACTATCTCTGACACCCGGACCGAGATGCTGAAGTACAGCGAGGACCAGCCTCGCGATGAGACCGGCAAGTGGTCTTCGGTCGGCGGGCTGGGTATAACCGCTGTTCGTTCGGGCGGCTTCTCGGTCGGGCACGGAGGGCTCGCCCCGAAGACGGGGTGGATGGTCTCGCAGAAGGGCACCGAGATGACGCGGCCCCTCGAAGCGCTCTCTGCTGAAGGTGGCAAGATGACGTGGGAGGGGCAGACGGTGGACATGTTCAAGGCCAACGTCGCGCGCTTCGTGGGCGAGTTCCGCGCCGCACACTCCGATGCTCTCGCCGCGCCGGACGTGTACCTGGGCGGCTGGGTCGATACGGGTGTATTGTATCTGGACGTGAGCGAGAACATCCAGGACGACGACGAAGCGACGGCCGCTGCTCGTGAGAACGAGCAGAAGGCCATCTACGATGCTGGCACGGGCGAGTACAAGGTCATGAAGGCCAAGCCCGTCGAGAAGGTCTATGTGAAGGGCGACGCGTCGGACTCCGACATCGCCGAAGCCCTCATCGAAGGGTTGGGGCTCGGGGGCTGATTGGTCTCCCTGGGCGTCTAGGCTTGGCCCATGGACCTCGATGCCCTAGAGCGCTCCCTGGTCTCGGAGCTGCTCCTGCATAAGGCCGTAACGCCGGATGCGATTGTTTCCTATCTGCAATCGAATCCCGGCGTGCTCCAGCTCGACTTCCAGGCGATGCAGGACCGCCTTACGGGCGACCTCGGTGCGACGCCGCAGGAGCTGGACGCGGCCATCAACGCCCTGCCGTCTGACACCCTCGACCAACTTAGCGGCGCGAGTTCGTCTACGCAGGACGGGGCCGCCCCTCCGGCGGACCCTAATGCCCTTCCGGGGCAGGTGCCGCCGGAGGCTCAGCCCTCCATCCCACCGACGCCCGAGCGTGAGGTTGCGCCCGAGCGTCGACCCATGAACGGGCTCTACTGGCTCGCGCGCGTGCAGCATCCCGAGGCGCTGCTCGACCTGTGGAACGTGAAGGACAAGGAGCACCAGGACCTGCTCGACGCGGCAGAGGCTCGTCGTGCGCATCTTGTGGAGCTGGGCTATCTGAAGCCGAACGCCTACGTGGACATGCCAGTGCCCGAAGAGGATTCTGCTGTGCCGGTCGAGACCTCGGGGGAGGAGACGGACATCCCCGGTCCCCCGGAGGGGCAGGAGAGCGGGCAGGGGGACATCTCGACGACGGAGGCTCTGGACCGTAATCAGTCGAAGACGACCAAGGCGTTTCCCCCGAAGAACATACCGCCCGCCGCCGCGTCAGCTCCACCGGCCGCTGCCTCATCCGTCGCGCCCGAGCCGGTGAAGGTCGCGGACGAACACATCACGCAGCTCATCGCGGCGGGGTTGCTTGCGGGCGGGCTCGCGAAGCTGAAGGCGCTCGGCATGAAGGCCGCGTCGCCGACCGAGTTCAAGGAGGCGAGCTACCGCGTCTCGCAGGGATGGGACGGGGAGAAGACGTGGAAGGAGCCGGACACTCCGCGACCGCCTGATGGTGCCGCGCCTGCCGCATCGGGCAAGGGTGAGGTTCCCCCGCAGTTCAAGAAGCGCGCGGGCGCGACTCCCGCGTTCCAAGCGGGCTCCGACGCCGTAGCGAATCGGCCAGCGAAGAAGGGTCCTGACGAGACTCAGGTTCAGGCGGCGATGCGTAGTCTCGCGTCGGGCGAGAAGATGAGTTTCCGCGACAAGTTCAAGTACGGGGACGCGCTATCCGAGGCGCGTTCGCGGATAGCGGCGGGGAAGGCCCCGACGTCGGGCGCTACCCTCGGTGGCTCGAACTGGGATGAGTCAGAGCATCCGCGAGACGAGCAAGGGAAGTTCGCTAACAAGGCGGCCTACGTCGTCGTGAAATCCAGCGACGAGAAACGCTTCACGCTCGGCCCGTTCTACATCCCCGACCGTCTCGATGCGCACGACGAGTTCACGACGCCCGACACGTTGCAAGAGGGCATCTGGGACTACGTCCGCAAGGGCAAGCGCGACATCATGCTGCAACACGGGCGCAGGCGCGCGGGCGAGTGGGTAGAGCTGATGGCGTGGCCGTACGAGACCGAGGTCGAGATGCAGATGCCCGGCATGACCAAGGGCGTCGTGCGTAAAGCGACGCTCCCGGCCGGTACCGCCTACATGGGCGTCGTGTGGGAGCCGTGGGCGTGGAAGAAGGTCAAGGCGGGCGAGCTTCGCGGCCTGTCGATGGGCGGCTTCGCGCATCGCGTTGAGGTGGACTTCGTGCAGAAGTTCTCCGAGGACCAGCCTCGTGATGACACGGGGAAGTGGTCGTCGGGTGGTGGAAGTCGTGGAAGTGGTGGAAGTCTCACGGCCTCGGGCCATCGCCCGCTATCGACCATCGCGTCCGATATCAAGCGCGACTGGGGGTCGAAGGTCAACTTCGCTGCGAAGCCCTATCTCGATGCGATGGGGCAGCTCAACGACATCAAGGACAACTACGGAGCCGACAGCGCGAAGAGCGTGGTTTCCTACTTCCTCTCGAACGCCAGCTCGTGGCGCGGGGACGTCGCGCGCGAGGTCAAGAGCGAGCTGAAAGACATCGTCGCGGGCAAGACCACGGTTGGGAGCGGTGGGCCCGCTGCGGAGGGTGGCGGGGACCGCACCATGTGGACCGACCCGCGATGGGCGCAGGCGGTCGAGGGGTACAACCCTTACGGTAAGGCGACGGTGCCCCCTTTCTCCGTTGGCTCGTGGGATGACGACGAGACCCTCGTAACCATCGAGGGCGTGACGCTCACCGTCAAGGAGGCGCGCCGCGCCATCGAGGTCGAGCTTGAAGACCTGCTGAAGTACAACGAGAACCACGACCCGCATAGCGGGGAGTTCAGCTTCAGCGGGCCCACCAGGCCTTCGGAAAGCGGTCAAGACCTTGGGAAACATGACAAGGAAGTGAACGCGCTCGCGGGCGCTATTTCCCATCTGAGTCAGAAAGAGCAGAGGCACTTGTCCGCCAAGATGGAGCGCGACCACGACAAGGCGATGCACCATACTTGGAAGAAGCTCCTAGAACTGGGGATAGTCGGTGGCGGCGACTTCTGAGCCGGACTATGACGCGCTCGCGCGCCGCCTCGCCGCCCTGACGGATGAGCAGCTCGTAGCGCTTGCAGCCAAGCTGAAGCCCGTCAAGAAGTACAACGACAGCCACGACCACCTCGGACGCTTCGCTTCCGCTGATGACGCCGCAGCCGCGAGAATGGCGGGCGGCATGGTCGGGATGCGCGGCGTGGCGGGTTACGGCGGCTCCGGCCCCGCTCCTGTTCCGAGCGGGAGGCCTTCGGGCCCCGTTGGGCGGGACGAGGGCGGTTCCTTCCACGACCGGGCTGCGGCGCTGGATGAAATCGACGCGGAGCTGCAGAACGCGGGTTACATCTCGCAGGGCAACGGGTCCTACGCGAATCAGTTCGGTGAGCGCATCGCCGTTACTCCCGAGGGGGAACTCGGCGGCATCATCGCGACGGAGTTCTCGACCACGGGCGAGGCGGTGCACTCGGAGAAGTTCTTCTCGGAGGAGACGATGCGCGCTTCCGGCCTCTTCGCGCGCCTCTATGTCGAGCGCTCGATGATGGACATGCTCGCGCCGAACGAGCCGGTGCTGATGAAGTTCCGCGAGCGCGTGCGCGGATGGTTCCGTAAGGATTCAGACGTCCCGCTCGACCTGCTCGATGCGGCGGAGCGCGCAGCGACGTCGCTATTGCTGAAGTTCAGCGAGGACCAGGCGCGAGACGAAAGAGGGCGTTGGACTTCGGGCGGGGGCGGCATCGAAGGGACCGGCTCGGCGCGCTCAGCGCATGTCGAGACGTTCGTCAAGATGGGGATGAGCGACAAGGCGCAGGGGCAGTTGAGTGAGGAAATCGTCTCGACCGCCGTGCGGCTGGACAACATGCTCCCACCGAGTTATGACGAGGCGGTCGCTTACGCGAAGGAGCGCACGGCTCCCGTGCGGCAAGCGGCGCTCGACGCCGCCGCGCCCGTCGCGCAGGCGTTGGCCGAGCAGGCGGCGCAGGCGCGGACGGAGGTGGGCCTGGCGGTCGCTAGTGTCGCCGACCAGCTCGATGGGACGCAGGAGGGGTTGCAGTACGAAACGAAGACGGAGGACTCGCTCCAGCGCAAGATTGCGGCGGACTCCGTCGCCAAGAGCATGACCGCCGACGCGGCGGGAGCGAACATCTACGATGCGCTTCGCTACACCATCGTGGTGCCTGAGGGCGAGTACTCAACGAAGGCGATGGCCGGGCGCGACATGCTGGAGTCGATGGGCTTCCAGCCGGTTAAGGCGGACACCAACTCGGGCGGGCCCTACCTCGGCTACAACACGACCTGGCGCTCCGATAGCGGGGCGCAGTTCGAGGTCCAGTTCCACACCGCCGACAGCTACTTCATCAAGGAGGCGGGGAACCACGCCTACTACGCCGCCGCGCGCGTGGCGGATTCGGAGCCGGGCGACGACGTGCTGAAGGCCGAGACCGGGAGCAAGATGATTGCGTTCGGTGCGCTTATCCCGATACCGGATGGGATGGACGCGCTGCCGACCTACGACAATCGCTAGAAGTCCGCAGCAGCCCCGCCGTAGCCCACGAACAGATGTTGCGCGGCGTCGGCGGAGAGCGCGTGCATCGGCTCCGCATCGAAGCCCGAGAAGTACGCGACTGGGTTCAGGTGCCCCCAGCTCTTCGCGAGGTGGTCGAAGGTGACGCCTCCCGCGAATCCGTCGCGCGTGGTATCCCAGTTGACCTTGTACAGGCCCTTGCCTTTCACGTCGGCGAAATAACGGGTTTCGAGCTTCATCTCGTTCAGTCTATCGCGAGGGGCGGACACTTTCGACATCGTCTTGACTTCACCTCCTTTCCCATGATGGGGCGCTTGCGGTACTGAGCGTGGCCGCACTCCAGCTCCTCGATGGTGCAGCGGTTGTGGTCGTGGGTTTCGACGATAGCTCGAAGCGGCCAGCGCTTCCATGCGCCGCCGTTCGAGGGCCTACCGTGGCGAGGCGTCTGCATCCTAGGCCATCAGAGCGGCCAGCTCTTCGAGCCGCTCCCGGTCGGTTCCCGCCAGCAGGACCCACTGCCCGAACCACAGCTCGTACAGGCCGGGACGCAGCTCTTTGACGACGGGCTTCGGCCGTGGCCTCATGCGCTCACCTCGGCGTGCTCGTGCTCCAGGGTCCACCACTGGCCGTTGTGGTTGTGGACGAGCCCGGTCCCGTGGGTGTGGCGTCCTCGCTGCTCGGTGTTGGGGTCGAGTCCGCACGCCTTCAGGAATCGGTCCTGGTCGAACGCGCGGTTCCCGTTCGGCGTGAAGTTCGACGCGTCGTAGCAGACCTCCGCTATGGCGCGCACGTCGTATCGCCATTGGGACAGGCGGCTCGGGCTGTCTGTCGGGCGCGTCTCCGCGAGCGCGCGCGCCAGCGCGTTGAAGTGGCCTCGCCCCATCCTCGGTGTATCTCTCACGTCGTTCTCCTCTCGGTAGCCCGCCATCGTGCACCACATCTGAACGATGACCTCGCGGTTCATACCTTGATGATGGTGAAGCGGGCGTCTTCGCCCGGCTTGATGCGCGATGCGGCCCAGGTGTCGCCCCGCTGGATGCTCGGGACGTCGGGACCGCCGGTCAGGCGGTACTGCACGCCGGGGATGGGCTCGTTCTTCTCTTCGTAGCTCGCCTCGTCCATCGCGGCGTTGAAGGCCTCGTCGGCCTCCGCTTCGTAGTTCGGTCCTTCGGTCATCGGTTGCTCCTTTCAGGGCTTCTCGTAGACCTCCCAGGCCCGCTCCTGTTCGAGGTCGTAGGTCCCGGAGTACAGGTTCAGGTCGTTGTCGAACCGGCTCACGACGAACGGCGCGTTGGGGAACACGGGCTTGTCGCGCTTGTACAGGAGCTTGCCTCCTCGGAGGAAACTCCACGAGAACGCGAGCACCTCGCCCTCCATCTTCGCGTTGCGCAGCAGGGTCGCGGCGACGCTCTGCACGTCCTCTACCAGCGGACCGGTGCCGAGGTCTTTCATCAGGTCTCCTTCCTCTTCTTCGCGGGGACGAGCGATGCGAGCAGCACCAGCCCCCTGAACTCGTCGGTCTCCGCGTCCGCCACGTAGGCCATGCCCATCGTGCCGTTGCGCGGGGTGCCGTACGGCTGCGTCTTGTAGACGAGGTCGCCCGGGATTGGCATGTACGCCTTGCGGTCGAACAGGTCGAGGCCGACCGGCTCGAATCGGTAGAGCTTCATCGCAACCTCCTTTCAGCCGAGGAAGTTGAGCAGGTCCGTCAGGTCGGCCCAGCCGTTCTCGGCGACCTCCTGCTTCTTCTCTTCGAGGGCTTCGGCGAGCGTCTTCGTCTCGCCCTTCTCGCTCGTCTTCTCGTCGGTCTGTTTCTTGTCGGTCATCTGCAACCTCCTCTTCTCTCCACCTAGAGTATATCAGACAGGTGTCTCGCCCCACAGCAACTCCGCGATGCGGATGATGCCGTAGCGCCGAGCGTGCAACGTGCATCGCGGGTCGTACAAGCTGGAATCCGTCGAATAGGGCGAGCCCTGATGAGGGCCTGGTCGCGTCTCCAGAACAAGCTGGTCGCGGCGAGCGCGCCGCCACGAGAGAGTCCAGCCCATCGCGGGCTGCCCGCAGTCGAGACATGGTAGGCCGCGCGCGCTTCCGCGTTCGTGCGCGAGGCGATGATGCACGGCGACCCAAGACGGAAGCGGGTTGTTGGCCCGCTTCGTCTTGCTCATCTTCTCGAATCGGTTCATCAGAACTCTGGGTTCTTGATGGAACCTTTCGCGGGTGGCGAGTACCCGGCTTCCACTAGCATCGGGTCGATGTAGACCAGGTCACCGTAGTTGACCACATCTGCCGTGTACGTATCGCCCATGTCCGAGCCGCCGAACGTCATGGGGCTCGACACGTCGGTGAACCACCGCGCGTACTGCTTCGAGTCATCACCCTGCCAGGACTTCAGGACCTTCCAGGTCCAGCCCTGGTCGTTGGTGAAGACCATGTAGGGGGCGTCGGCCTTCCGGCTCTTGCCCATCAGGTTCTTCGTCATCTGCAACCTCCTCTTCTCTCCACCTAGAGTATATCAGACAGGTGTCTCGGCCTCCTCGGCGTAGTCGCGGATAACGCCGACGAGCTGTACCGGGCCGAGCCCGTCCGTCGTCAGCGCGCGCTGCACGGCCTTGCGGAACCGCACCAGCGCGGCGCGCTCCTTGTCCTCCGCGCGCTTGCCCGCGAAGAAGACGTCCTCGCGTAGCTGGTTGAGCTGCTCCTCCTCGGTCAGCTTCTTCCCCATTTCAATGTCTCCCCTCTCCATCGCTTCGGCTCGCGCGTCGAGTAGTGCAGATTCTTCGCGCCCGTCGTACTCCTCTATTTCCCCGTCACCCACTGACAACCTCCTCCTCGACGGCCACGAGCTTCGCCCGTGTGAGAATCGTCTGCTTCTGGTCTTCGTAGGTGTCGAACGCCTTCACGGTCGCGGTCACGTCGTAGGTGACGCCGACCTCGGCGGTGGTCGAGCCCGTGTTGAACCAGGTCGCGACGTTGCCCGCCTCATCCGCGAACTTCACGAGCTGCGTCGTGCCGTAGTAGCCCTGGTAGAAGTTCTCGAACACGACGGTCAGCCGCCAGGTCTCGCGCTTCTTCACCTCGCCGAACCAGTTGGATTCGGGCCGCTCGGCCTGCTCCTGCGCGTCTTCGTCGCGGTACTTCTTGGCGACGAACACCGCCGCGAGGATTCCGGTCGCGCGCACGGGCGCGTACTCGGTCGCGGTCGCGACCTTCAGGTTCCACAGGAAGTCGTTGTCGGCCAGCTCCTCATCGGTCAGGTCTCGCGCCCACGTCAGCGCGACGTCGGCCTCGGTTTCGTCAGCCTCGGTCACGGTCGCGTTGTCGAGCTTGACGTCGTGGTCGTCGGTGGGGCTCGTGCCGAAGTACTGGTTCCGCGCGCGCTCGGCCGTGGGCCGACCGCCGTACTCCTCGGCCTTGGACTTCGAGAGCCAGCCGTCCTCGCGAACGAGCGCCGCGACGATGGTTGCGAACCCACTGGTGGACACGACCTCCTCGTCGGCCACGCCGAAGTACTCGCTCGCGCGCCGCAGGTCCTCGTCCAGCGCGGCAAGTGCTTCCGCGTAGGACGCGAGTTGCTCGGGAGATTCCCATCCGAGGAAGTCCTTCAGGCAGTTCCGCCCGACCTGCTTCCACTCGCCCGTGTCGGCGTTGGTCACGACGAACGTGTCTTTCCGCCGACGGTCGAGCTGGCAGTATTCGCACCATGGGGCGGCGGACCGGAACCGTTCGGGCACGGTCACGTCGGGCAGGGTGCGCAGGATGTTGCCCACCTCTGGCACGTTCTGCAGGGTCGCGGCGAAGGTCCAGCCCGCGAGCTTCGGGGCGGGACCGGCCACCTCGACCAGGAAGTAGGTGCGCATGCCGACGACCCGGTCGTTGGGGCCGGGTTCGGCGACCTCGCGGGTCCTGCTGTAGCCCAGCTCGTCCGCGTCGTAGCCACCGTTGCGCGCGACGAGCGGGACCTGCTCCTCGCCTACTTTGTTCCAGGTCGGCGCTTCAGCGCCCACCTTGGTCGCGACCTTAGCCAGGCGGAGCAGCTTGCGCTCGACGCCCGGCCAGTTCGCTGCGGGGATGCGGTACTCGGTCATTCACAACCTCCACCTAGAGTACACGAGACAAGCGTCTCGGCGTCACCCCTCGTAATCGCCCCGGGGCAGCCCGCTCACGACCGATAGGATGCGCTCGCCGCGAAGCTCCACCTCGCGGTAGACCTCCGACGGCCAGTCGCCGACCTGCTCCACGAAGTAGGTGCGGACGTTGGTGCGGATGACGGTGTAAACCCTCATCGTTCCTCCCTCAGAAGCGGGTCGTGATAGGAGCAGCAGCCGGGCAAGTAGCCCAAGCGCCACGCGGCCCGGATGAGCCAGCGGATGAGAGCGACCCTCATCAGCGCCTCCCCAGGATTCCCCGAGCCGCGAGTCTGGCCTCGTCGGTGGGCGCGTCTTCTCCATCGGATTCGACCACGATGAAGTCGGTCACGAGCATCCAGCGACCGAAGAGGTCGCGCCCGGCCGCGAGCGTCTCCTCGACCGTGTCGAACTTGAGCCCGTTGGTGACCCATCGGCCACCTTCGCTCGTCATCACATAGAGCTTGTATGCGGTCATTCCGCTCACCTCCACCTACATCCTATACCGGAACGAGACGCTTGTCTCAACCTCCCGATGTGCAAGTTCTCGCGCGTTACGGGTCGGTTCCGTCCCCCTTACGAATCAGGATGGTGAGCATGGCTGACGACCTTGTGCTGGCGTATCCCTGATGAGGTCGAGCGCCAGCGCGAAGGATTGACGGCACAGATGCGGCGTGCGAAAGAGGTGAGCTGATGGCCGGGAGACTGGATGGGCTGGATATTCATGAAACGAGTGGCGTGGACCATCCGGCGACCCTCGAAGAGGGGTGGTTGCTGATGAAGAGCGCCGACAACGGGCTTACCCGCGAAGTCGAGGAACTGCTGAAGGCGGCGACGAAGACGTGCCCGAGTTGTGGGGCGACCGTACCGTCGGCCGATTCGTACTGCCCCGATTGCGGGGCTGGGATGAAGAAGTCGACCGAGTCGGTGCAGGCGCGCGTGTCGCGTTTGCAGGCGTTGTACAAGGCGCTCGGAGATGTAGTCACCAAGCGTGGGACGAGCAAGAGCGAAGGAGGAGAGATGAGCAACGAACTGCCGGACATCGTCCGTGAGTTCCTGGAGAAGGCCGAGGCCCCGGAAGAGGTCCTCAAGGCCATCGAGAGCATCGGCGCGAAGACCGAGCCCGCTGGGACGGAAGACGAGCTGTTGAAGGGCGTGCCCGAGGCCGTGCGGACCCTGCTGGAGACCGAGCGCTCGCAGCGCGAGGAGCTTCAGAAGTCGGTCGAGACCATGGTCGCGGAGAAGGAGACGGCCGAGGCCATCGCGAAGGCGAGGGGTTGGGCGCACGTCGGGCTTGACCCGCAGGACTTCGGTGCGACCTTGCAGAAGCTCCGCAAGCTCGACCCGGAGGTTGCAGCGGGGGTCGAGAAGGTGCTCGACGGAGCGGAGACGCTCGCCTCCAACTCGGCGCTGTTCTCCAGTATCGGCAAGTCCTTGCCCGCGACGAGCGGTGCGGAGAACCGACTGGATGCACTCGCCAAGGACCACATGTCCAAGGCGTCGGACACGGACTACGCGAGCGCGTACTCGAAGGTCTTGGAGACCGAAGAGGGCGCGAAGCTCTACGCGGAGTCGCTGCGTGAGAAGGAGGCGAAGGCCTGATGGCCGCTGACAACTTCTACCAGGACATCACCCTCATCGCGGGGGCGGACCTGAGCACCCATCAGTTCAAGGGTGTGAAGCTCGACGCGGCGGGCGCGGCGGTATTGGTCGCAGCCGCGACCGATGTTCCGGTCGGCGTTCTTCAGAACAAGCCGACCTCCGGGCAGGCCGCGACCGTGCGCGTGTTGGGCGTCACCAAGTTCCTCTCCGGCGGCACCATCACGGCGGGGGGCGTCACCGGGCGCATCCGGTCATCGAACGGGACGGCCATCGCGGCCCAGGCGCTCGGTACCGGCCCGACCGAGTTCATCTACGGACAGGCGATGCAGAGCAGCAGCAGCGGTGACGTCTTCAAGGCCATCATCGACTGCATCAATCCCGGACCGAACCCCGTTTCGTAAGCGAGCACATCGAGAGGAGATGACAGATGCCGACCCCAACCGCATCAGACGTCCATGTCAATGTGCCGCTGACGAACATCTCGGTCGCATGGGCGCAGCAGCAATCGAACTTCGTCGCGGACCAGGTGTTCCCCAACATCCCCGTGCCGCAGCAGTCGAACCTGTATTTCAAGTACCAGCGGGACGACTGGTACCGTTCCGAGGCCGAGGTCCGAGCGCCGGGCACCGAGTCAGCCGGAGGCGGCTGGCACCTGTCCACGGACTCGTACGCGGCCGTGGTGTATGCCATCCACAAGGACGTGGATGACCAGATTCGGGCCAACGCGGACTCAGTCATCTCGATGGACCGCGACGCCACGATGTGGGTGACCACACAGCTCCTGCTGAAGCGGGACCTCCTGTGGGCCGCCCAGTATTTCGTGACGGGCTCGGGCTGGACCGGCGGGAACGGTGCGAACCTCACCGGGGTCGCTGGAGCGCCGGGCGCGAACCAGTTCAAGCAGTGGGACGCGGCGGGCTCGACGCCCATCGAGGACCTCCGCAAGCAGCGCATCCTGATGGCTGAGAAGACGGGCTACCGCCCGAACGTCTTGGTCTTGGGTGCGCACGTATGGCGTGTGTTGCAGGACCACCCGGAGTTCCTCGACCGCGTGAAGTACACGCAGCGTGGCGAGGTCTCCACGGACCTGCTCGCTTCCTTGTGCGAAATCGACAAGGTCGTCGTGTCCTACGGCGTGGCGTCGACCAACGCAGAGGGTCAGGCGGAGGCGACGTCGTTCATGTTCGGGAAGAACGCGCTGCTCCTGTACTCGCCCTCCAACCCCGGACTGATGCAACCGTCCGCCGGATACACGTTCTCGTGGACCGGCTACACGGGGGCCGGAATCATGGGCTCGCGCATCAAGACCTTCCGCATGGACCAGTTGAACGCCGACCGAGTCGAAGGTGAGATGGCCTTCTCGCTGAAGCAGGTTGCCCCCGAGTTGGGGCAGATGTTCCTGACGGCGGTCGCCTAAGAGGGAGTCGGGTGGGGGGTCCTTCGGGGCCCCTCCCTCGGGGGAGGAACAAGATGGCGTACCGAGCGGAACGACGACTTTACATGGGGACCGACGAGAACGGTGACCCGGTGTACCGCGAGCGGGGCGACATGGTCCCCGAGGCGGAGACCTGGGATTGGCGCTCTCTGCGAGCGTGGGTGAATGAGGGCTACGTCAAGGAAGTCATCTACGCGGAGCCCGCGTCCAAGCCCGAGCCCTCTCGCGCGCGCAAGGCGAAGGAGACGGTTGATGCTACGAGCGGCTGAAGACGGGGTCTACGGCGGGGTGGAGTTCAAGAAGGGCGACGACATCATCGGTGTCGGTCTCGCGAATCACGAGCGCGACGTGCTCCTGGACGAGGGGCGCATCGTTCTGGCTGCCGACGATGATGGCCCGGCCAGCGCTCCGGCGAAGCTGAGAGTGGTGAAGCCGTCGGCGAAGATGCCCGCAGCGAAGAAGTCCACAGCGAAGCGCACCACCAAGAAGGGGGCCTAACTTATGCCATCACGAGGACAGGTCGCCGGGGTTCCCGGCGGCATCGGCGTGCTCGACGCTCTACAGGTCAACGCCACGAGGGGCTCCGCCATCTGGGGCATCACCGCTGGAACCGTAGCGGTGGACTTCCCGGCGGGCACGGCGACGGTCGGCGACATCGTCGAAGTCGCGGTGACCATCACGGGTGTCGCTGCGGGTGACATCGTGATTGCGGCTCCGGCCACGGCCGTAGCTGCCGACGTGTTGTGGGCGGTCGTGCAGGTGTCGGCGAACACTGTGACGCTGAGGGCGACGCAGGGGACCGCATCGCAGGACGCGGCATCGACGACCTTCAACTACCTGTGGTTCGACCTGACGGAGTGAGTTGATGGCGTCGAGCGGCGGAGCGTTCTCAGGCGGGTACCCGCAGGACTTCTTCACGGCTACCGCTATCTCCTCCGAGACGACCGTGCACACGACGACGGCGGGCAAACGCTTCCGCCTGACGGGTATGGCTATCGCCGTATCGGCCGCAGCGGCGGTGACGTTCAAGGACAACACCGCCGGAGCGACCATCTTCGTCACCCCCGTGCTCGCGGCGAACACGCCGTTCGTCATCGACCTGGGGGAGGGGCTGCACTCGGCCGTAGCGGGGAACTTGCTCACCGCCACCGCGAGCGCGGCAGCAAACCTGTCGGGCACGCTGTTCGTGAGGGAGGACTGATGGCCGAGACGAGTACGGAGGTCACGGGCGATGAACTCATCGTCCGGGATTCGGAAGGGACCATCATCAAACGCGAGTACATCGCGCAACCCGTCGACCCGACGCTCGCCGTTATCGCGGCAGCGCTCGACCCGTAGAAGGAGGGATAAGTCATGGCAGGAGCAGCATTCGCGGCAGTAAACGCCACGGCAGGAGCCGCCGCGCCGAAGTCTCAGGTGGGCATCGTGGCCGCAACCGTGCGTTGCAGGGTTCGCGGCTTCCACATCGGCAACACTGCGGCGACATCGGCAGCCGGACTACGGTTCATCCTGAACCGCACGACCGTCGGCACCGAGGCGAACACGCCTATCACCACGGCGAACACGCGCCTCGACAACAACTCGCCTAACCCATCCGCC